TCGTAATGATGTTAAATGGGAACCATTTATTGAATTCTGGATGCGTAAATCTATGCTTGAGTTGAAAGTTAAGCGTATGATTTGGAGCAAACCAGGTACAGTGAAAACAAACGGTTCTAAGCAAGAGTTGAAGCGTACATCTGCAGGTGTTTACCACAGAATGCGTAACAACGGTAACTTAGTACAATACAACCGTGGTGAGTTCTCTGCTAACTTAATCCGTTCAGTTTTTGGAGATCTTTTCTACAGACGTGTGGATGTTAAAGACCGTAAGGTTAAAATGTACACTAACGAAGCTGGTTTTGATGTATTCCAACAAGCTTTAAAGAATGACGCTTTGAATAGTGGTCTTACTTTCATGGCTGATTCTGGAAATCGTTATATGCAAGGAGAAGGTCAACACATCACTTACAACTTTGCATTCGATGCAATGGTTACTCGTGAGACTGGTCGTGTTGAACTAATTCACTTAAAAGAGTTAGATCTTCCTCAATCAAACTTAGAATTTGGTCAGAACAAAAAGAGCACTCCAGTATTCATGGTGTTTGATGTGTCTCCAATGTCTGATGGTTCTATGATTAATAATATTCGTGAAGTGAGAATGAAGGGTGCACCTTCTATGACTTGGGGATATATTGATGGTACTCGTCACCACTTAGGTTTTGCTAAGTCTCAAGGTATGAGTTCTGCAAACAAATTCCCTGGTTACGAAATCTGGATGAAAGATCGTTGTGATGTATTCATCGAAGATTTATCTCGTACCGTTTTAATTGAGGAAATACCACAATTCTAGATTCCTCCTCTAAGAATAGTATTCTTAGACTGCTTCCAAAAGAAGTTCATAAATTCAAGAAGAGAATGCCCCCCACTTCAGGGTGGGGGAGCTCTTCTTAAAATACAGATGGATGTGTTGGGGTGTCTCCCAGCAGCATACTCTTCGATGAGAACCATCTGCTAAAAAACCAAATAAAAACTACATATGGGTAAGATAGGCAAAATTTCAACTATTAAGAAAGACTACAACAACTCTCAATTGCAAACAATGCAGGGAGGGCTTTCTCAAAAAGGTATGACAAGGATTCCTGGTACAGGTGTATTTAAGTATCCTTATAAGGAACTTGATGGACAATATAGAACAGGGCTTGATCCTAATGCTGCTTATATTCGTAGAATTTCTGATCCTTTAGAAAGAGAGATGGAAGTTGAACGTGTAACAGCTCTTAAGACAAAGCTTGAAGCAGCTCTTGGAGATGTTAATCTAGGGTCTAGATCTAGTTTCTGGAACTATGGATTGTCTACATCTACAGATGACACTTTACATGTTCAACCTGTAAAATTGTTAGATGGAGATAACTATTTTGATTTAGCACAACCTTTACAAGAATTAGCTTTCTCATGGTTAAGAGTACATCCTACAATTGCATCCTCTTATCAAGCATGGGAAAGAGGAGAATTTGCTGCAGAAACACAATTTTATGTAGCAGATGATGAGATTGAAAATGCTGTTATATTCAAAAAGAAACAACTTATCAACAAAGCAATTGTCAAGTTTGACTCTATGACACCAGATAAAAAGAAAAAGGTGGCTAGATTGTTAGGACTTCCAGTTACAGATGATACCAAAGAAGAAGTGGTATATAATCTTGTAGACAATGTTTTAAAACAAACAGAGTTCAAAACAGGTAAATACCAAGGATTAACACCAGTTGAAGTTTTTAATAGATTTGCAGATATGAAGGAAAATCTTCTTCACATTAAAGATCTTGTTAAACAGGCCCTTACCCATTCGATTTATAGAGCAAAGGCAAATGGAAAAATTTACGAAGGTGAATTTGAAGTGGCAAAAGATGAAGACGATTTAGTTAAATTCCTTGCTGATGACGATAATCAAGATGAATTGATTACACTAGAACAAAAAGTAAAAACTAAAAAATTAGCTTCTGTATGATACCCGTAGATAGTTTATTATATAAAATTGATCAGAAACTAAATAAACTATCAACAAATGATCATCAGGAGATTCCTTTAGAAGATAAAATATTAGCTTTAAATGAAGCTCAAATAAAGCTGATTAAACAAAAGGTTGATGGATTTAGTACTGTTTCTGGACTTGGATTAGATTCTTTTAAAAAGAGATATGAAGATTTACAGAGTCTTGTAGTACCTTATAACAAGGGCAAACTTGATGTAAAAATCAAAAATATTGAACTAAATCAATGGTCAGCTGATATTCATAAATTAGATCCAAAATACATGTTCTATGTTGATAGTTATGTCATAGCTGACAAGGGAATATGTAAAGATAGAAAAATATGGATTAATAGAGATCTTGCTAAACACGGAGACCTTTCTTTAATTTTAAACAATGATCACTATAAACCATCTTTTGAATATCAGGAAACTTTTAATTTTTTATCCTCTGATGAGATTTCTATATTCACAGACGGAACATTTACACCAAAGGATATATACATTTCTTATATGAGATACCCAGTGTATATTGATAAAGAAGGATATATAAAATTTGATGGCCAAGAATCAATAAATCAAGATTGCGAACTTGAGACTTATCTGGAGGATGAACTTCTAGATCTTACAGTACAAAATCTTGCTATGTACACAGAAAATGCTGCAGCAATGCAGAGTGCTCAATATAGAATACAAACAAACGAATAGTCAACAATTTAAATTAAAATAAAATGGCGGATTTTTCATTAACTACGCTCTTTGTGGTTCCAGTAGGAAATACACTACCTAGCCCTGGTACATCCACACAAGATTTGACCGCAGGTCAATTTGGTATCTTTAGAAGCGATTACAGTGTTGCAAATGCTGGAAATATTGCTGATAAACCTTATTTTTATCTAGCTCAAGGTAGAGTGAATACTTACCTTCAGGGCAGTAAACGTTCAGACAAAATTGCTGGTTGCTTAGAAGGTTCTTGTAGAACCAATGTAACAGAATGGTACAAAGTATCAGGATGTCCTACTCCAGCAACTCAGATCACTGATGTTACTGATTTTAATGTAAAATGTGGTGATGTTGTAACGCTTACATTGCGTGCACATTCTAGCTACATTGATACATTATATTTCAATGGTTTCACTCGTTCAGTGACTGTACAAGCTCCTTGTTGTGATTGTGGTGCTGATCCTTGTGATACAGTGGATACATCAGCTTTAATTGATCAGTTTATTGTGAAATTAACTGCATCTGCTCCTGGTATCAATCCTGATAACATTAGCTTCAACACTTTCTACACATTTAAGAATGTAGGTGGAACTATTTTACGCATCTCTGCTAAGCCTCTTACTAAGTATGGCCAGCCTTGTGATGTTGCTGCATTTCCTTTTGAATATGACAGAATGTACTTCCGTACTTTCGTTTATTCTGGTCCTGCTACCACTGCTGACTTTATTGTTGCAGACAATTGTAACATTGTAGCAAATGCTGTTGTTGTTCAACGTGCTTCTTACGCTACAGGAACTTCTGAAGAGATTAAACAACTTGAAAAGAATTTCTATAGCTACCAAGCTGGATACTTGAAGCATTTATACAGAATGGTTGGTTACAACGAAAACTTTGAAAGCTGGGTTGTAGATGGTACAAACTATAATACCTACTACATTAAGTTTAATGAGTTTGATAAATCAGGATACACTTGGGGTGATTACATCCATGAAGATAACATGGTAATAATTGCTGCTGGTCCTGGTGAAAGTGCTGGAATCGAAACAATTCTTGAAGCTGCTTTAGGACTTGTTGTAGATAACAACACTTGTATCACAACTACTACCACTTTAACTCCTTAGTAAGTAGAATCATATAACCTGTGCCAGAGGGTGAGAGGATGAATCTCAAATCCTCTGGCACTATTTATTTTAAGAATATGCCAGATTTAAAATTAGATATATTAGTTATTCCAACATACAATACACTAACTCTTGGTGTTGCGGATGCTTCAACATATCCCACCGATCCTCCTAATGTAACTGCACCCACTATTGAAATAACAGTGCCTGGGTTTGGTATAGTTTCTTTACCGTTTAATGTAAATGATTTTAATGTATTTAATTCAGCTTCTTTAGGACTTAGCGTTGTAGGAGATCCTCTTTTACCTATTCCTGATGGTATTTACACTTTAACATATTCGGTGGCTCCTGCGTATGAAAACAATGTCACAAGAACAATTATTCGTGTAGAACAGTTACAGGAGAAATTTGATAGTGCTTTTATGAAGTTGGATATGATGGAATGTGATCTTGCTATTAAAACACAATCAAAAGTGCAATTAAATAGTATATATTATTTTATACAGGGGGCTATAGCTGCTGCTAACAATTGTGCTGTAGATGTAGCAAATAAATTATATCGTCAGGCTGACAAAATGTTAAACAATTTTATTAAATCAAATTGTGGTTGTTCTGGTAATAATTACATAAATAATTTTTATTAAAATGGCTAATTGTCGTAATTGTGGATTAAAAGTGGGGTGTGGCTGTCAATTAATAAATGGATTGTGTTCAGCCTGTAACAATAAACTTAAAACAGTCACTAAAAGAATAAAAAATGTTATCTCCAAGATTAACCAATTGTATTGATTGTACAACTATACCAGTACTTTTAACTGATATTGATTGTAAACTAACAGATTTAGCAAAAGATCAATATAATAATATTGTTTTTTCTTTAAACAATAGTATCCCAGAAGTTGCTATAGGGGATCTTTTAAATTATAAAAGAATTTTAACATATAAGTTTTGCAATCCTGATTATGCAAGCAAATATACAGTGGCTATGATAGCTAGTAAAATAAAAATATTAATTCATAAATAAATCAAATAATGAGTTGCTCAAATTGTTATAACGGTTGTGTAGAAACAATTTCCGACAGATGTGTTAGATACACAGGAGAAAATGTTCCTATTTTAGCTATAGAAACAGGAGATACACTTCTTTCTGTAGAACAAATTTTAATTGATAAAATAATATCTTTTTTAGATGGAACAGGTATAAATATTACAGTGGATCCAAGTGCTTATTGCATCTTAGTCACTAAGTATTTAGCCCCTTGTTTTCCAGAATGCGGTACTCCTACTATTGTAGATCTTTTTACAGCTTTAGTAAAAGCAGCATGTGACTTACAATCTCAGGTGGATGTAATTAATACAGCTCTTATTCCCCCTACATATGATGTAGATTGTTTATCTGGAGTGACTTCTAGTTCAACCACTGCTCAAGTGTTACAAGCTGTAATAACAAAACTATGTGAATTCGGTGTTGATCTTGAAGCATTAGCTCTTGACGTAGATACAAATTATGTAAAACTTGCAGATCTTAATAGTCTTATAGCTGCTTATCTAGCCAGCCAAACTGGAAGTACACAGCAATATGTAAAAATGGTTCCTTATACTATGATGCAGTATTTTGGGCCTCTAAGCTATTTCGATTCTACAGGAGCTGGTTTTGAAGCACAAGGGTGGGATAAAGTGTATTTATGTAATGGATTAAATGGTACACCAGATATGAGAGGAAGAGTTCCTGTTGGAGCAATTGCCTTAGTTCCTGGAGGTGCTTTAGATCCTGCTGTAAGCCCTGCTTATGCTGGTAATCCAAACTATGCTTTAGGAGATGGTGGAGGTGCAAATACAATAACACTTTCTACACCACAACTTCCTGCTCATAGTCATACAAATTTAGCCACTTCTTTAGTGACTGATCCTGGTCATAAACATATAATTAATAATGGTGAGAGTTATAGTGGGCCACCAGCTAGTATAATAGGAGGTTCAGGATCTTCAGACAGTGATATTCCAGTAGATACATCTACATCAACAACAGGAATAACTGTAGCTACCACTGTAGCCATAGATAATACAGGAAGTGGTGCAGCTCATGATAATATTCAACCCGTAAGAGCTTGTTATTATATTATGTACATTC